ACCTCATATTAACAGGCTGCCATTTGGCGGCCTATTTCTTTTTTAGGAGGAAATGAAATGACAGACGACGTACGTAATTTAATTCGATTTGTGGTGGATGGCGATATTCGAAACGCGCAGACTCAGTGCCGAATCATGCTTGAAAAGAATGTACCCGAAAAGGACGCCAGGTTCAAAGAAAACGAACTCAGAAAGTTGAATCTTCTGAAACCGGAACTGATTCAGCTGCCCGCCAACCTGGAAAACCTCTTGATTGCGGAGGATGCCACGAATTTCCCTGAGAGCCGGTTCATGCTCCGCGAGGAGGAAGAAACAGTCATCAACAAGCTCTTGGCTACCAGAAAAGCAGCTTTAGCCATCAAGGAGCTTGGCATCCACTATACTTGCTCTTTGCTTTTGACGGGCCTTCCTGGTGTTGGTAAGACTGAATTGGCCCGCTACATTGCACACAAAGCGAATTTACCGTTTGTTTTCCTGAAATTTTCTGGCCTTGTCAATTCTGCTCTTGGCCGGACACAGCAGAACATCGGCAGAGTGTTCGATTACGCAAAGCGCACGCCTTGTGTTCTTTGTGTTGATGAAATTGACGCCATCGGAATGTGCCGTGGCAGCCGCGATGATGTCGCTGAAATGAGCCGCGTCACCATCGCATTGATGCAGGAACTTGACCGGCTCCCGAATGACGTCATTCTCATTGGCACTACAAACCGCGTCGATAACCTTGACGAAGCCCTCATTCGCCGATTCACTTTCAAACACCGCGTCAAGCCTTTAGGCGACGATGACATGAAAGAACTGTGCAAGAAGTTCCTTGCTTCGGCAGACTATCCCTTCACGGAATCCGAACTCGACGAACTCTGCCATTCGCTGCGTGAACAGCGGACTGCCAGCGCCGTTGTCAATGCCTGTACAGAACGTATCGTTGCACATATCGTATCGCAGCTGCCTGAAAATTCGGCAGATGCCGTGTAAAAGTATGATAGCCTGGGAAGAAAGCCCTCGTCAGTTTAAGATGTCCAAGCAACTCGATGAGGGAAAATTCGGAGAAGACTTGGCTCGCAAATTCCTTAACGACCCGATTATCAAAGTGAATCATGGCATTAGCCATTACGATGACGTGACTCAGGATAAATCATATCAAGACAAAGATACCGATTTCATTGTCTGGAAGAAGAATGGTAAGACCTTTGGCCTGGAAGCGAAAGTGGACAGTCACAATACCGGAAATTTCTACCTGGAAACCTCGGTGGACTACTTCTCCATGGTGCCTGACGCTCTGAACGAACAACGGGTAGCGCGGCGGTATCGGGATGGCATCGACCCTTTATGGCACACCCCGGGCTGGGTATACAGGAGTGGTGCGGACCAGATTCTCTATTATTTCAGAACCACGCAGCTGCTTTACATTTTCTCCCGCGTTGATGTCTGGTTCTATGCTGAAAAGCTGATGCGCGGTGGAATCCATCTCGACCCCGGAATCAGAAAGCCAAAAATGTATTCTGCCGAAAATATCAGTGAACGCAATGGTTCCACTCTCTTCTTTGCCAACGGCTTATGCGTGAATGCTGAGCAGACATACAAGGCTTTAGGGGCGCAAAAAAGAGTCATTAAATACCAGGTTGAGAACCCGGATTCAGACGTCCCAACGTTCAGCTTTTGCCCTTTCAAATTATGAATTTTCCGCTAACAATCGACAAAAAATCACATTTCAGTTCAGCGGAAGAGTATAATTGTAGTAGAAAGAGAGGAAAAAAGCATGAACCAAATCAACGTTGTCACGATTGGGAAACTCATTGAAGCGCATCGTGGAGGTGACGAGCAGAAGTTCAAAACTCACGTCGATTTTATAAAAACAAGCCGGGAAAACCCACGACTTTAGTCGTGGGATGAAAGGCGTTAAGAACGAATCAATTCACGCTGCATATCCGCAAGATGGACAGCATTTTTTTGCTGTCAAAGCGTGCGAATTGCGTACCATAGATAGTAGATTCTAAAGAAAAGGAGGCTACTACTCATGCGTCTGGTTGTTAAAACTTACAAGTATAAGCTGTACAACAGTAAAAAGAACAGATACCTGGTGCGCCAGATTGAACTTGCCTCCGAGATTTGGAATTTTTGCATTGCTATGCGGCGTATGTACTATTTGGTCTATGGCAAAACGCTTAAAGCCAATGATTTGAAAAAGTACATTGCTAAAATCTGCAAGCGCCGCAAGTGGGGTCACTGGCATAATCTTGGCAGCCAAGCTATTCAGGATGTGGTGGAGCGCGTTGACCGCGCCTATAAAGCCTATTTTGATAATAAGAAAAAGGCGCATCCTACCAAGAAGTCGCTGCCAAAATTTAAGAAGCGCGAGATGTATAAAAGTTTCACGCTCAAACAGGCAGGCTATAAGTTTGACGGCAAAGGCGGTGTCACCATCAATGGCAAAAGGTATCGGTATTTTGACTCTCGGCCATTGAAAGGTAAAGTGAAAACCTTAACCGTCAAGCGCGACAATTTGAGCGACATCTATATTTTTGCCGTCACGCAGGAAGAATGCAATGAAGTCCTTCCACGAGCAGGTAAAGCTGTCGGGATGGATTTCGGCTTAAAGCGTTTCCTCAACCTGGATGACGGCAGTGTGATAGATTCTCCTCAATGGTATAAAGCCTCCCTGAAAGCGCTGAAGACCATACAACGTCACATTTCACGCTGCAAGGCAGGTAGTAATAACCGCAAGAAAGCTATCAAGGAGTTAAACCGCATCTATCGAAAGATGTGTAATCAACGCACCGACTGGTTCTTCAAGACTGCCTATCAGCTGATTGGAGATTATGCCATCATCTGCATTGAAGACTTAAATCTTGCGGGGATGCAAAAACTCTGGGGACGCAAAATCAATGATATTGCGTTCGGTGAGTTTGTTCAAATTCTCGAGTGGGCGGCATCCAACTGCGGCACAGAGATTGTGAAAATCGACCGCTTTGCGCCATCCAGCAAGTGCTGCAGTCGCTGCGGGTACATCTACCCGAAGCTCACACTCAAGCAGCGGCAGTGGGATTGCCCATCTTGCGGCACGCACCACGAAAGAGACGTCAATGCAGCTATCAATATATGCCGTATGGGATTAACTCAAACGGGCTACCCTGCGTAAAAATACTCTCACGGATGGGGCACCATGCCGTTACCGAGAGGCGTAAGACTGGGTCAGCCAGCGGCCTCGTTGAAGTAGAATCCCACGATTTTAATCGTGGGAGTGTGTCAATGTCAAAGCCTACGACCAGAAGCGTCCGGTAGAATATGCGGATTATAAGCCGGGGATGCTGTATGTCAGCGTATATGAGGTGTTCCCACACATCTAAGAAAATCAAAATAAGAAGTTCTACCCAGTTCAGTGTGGGCTTTTTTATCGAGAGTGCCGCAAAGACTACTGGCTCACGGAGGTAACCGACAATGGTAACGTTTATTGATGATGATATCGAACTAAAGCCTTGCCCGTTCTGTGGTTCTACAGCCGGGTTATATGCAAGCTATGAAGGCATGTATGCAGTGCGGTGCAACTACTGCCGCATCGGAACTGTCCTCATAAAAAACGAACAGGACGCGATTGAGTTGTGGAATCACAGAACGGAGGTAACGAACGATAACTAACGCAGACAAAGCAATTGCATTGCGCCCATCATACTGGGCAAGCGTATCTGGCGGAAAAGATAGCCTGTATATGCTCAATTACATACTGCACAATCTGGACAGATACCCGCTTGACGGCGTGGTTCACTTTGAACTCGAAATCGACTACCCGTTTATACATAACGTTATCGACTATATGGAAACGGAGTGCAAGCGAGCTGGCATCCAATTTGTGCGAATCAAGCCGAGGAAAACGTGGGAAGAATTGTATGATAAATGCGGTTTCCCAACAAGAAAAGTAAGATGGTGTAACGGTCACTATAAACTTGATGCAAAGCGGCAACTATCCGAATGGCTGAACGAAGTCGGTTTTTATGTAGTAAATTACATAGGCTATTGTGCCGACGAAGAACGCCGTTTCAACAAGCGGTTGAGTGCCAAAAAGTTAGAGATATACCCTCTCGCAGAAAACGGCATTAACGAAGATGTGATTTTGGAATGGGCAAAGACACAGCCTATTTTCAACAACTACTACAAAACCAACAAGCGCTGCGGTTGTATGTATTGCCCGATGTCCTCGTTTCTTAACTTTGCCTATCTCTATAAATACTACCCCGAAAATTTCCGGTATATGCTTGAAAAAATGCGGGAAACGGAAGAATTGAGAGAGAAAGAGCTTGGTAGACCGTTCTCTGTGATTTCATCGAATCCCAAATATAATGCGGATTACTTGGAACACATCGTCAAAACGAAATGGCTCAAAAAGCTCAACGAAATGGAGGTAACCAACAATGACTATGTCGATGCGTATTGCGTCGGTGTGGATGTGGATGGTCACACCACTGTCCACTAGGTTGCATTAAAGAGTATTGGCAAAAAGGTGCTTTATCGAGTTTAGCTGTGGGGAGAATGTCAATTGGGTGAAAGCATGAGCGGTGAACCAAAAGTAATCACTTCCTTTGAGGAAGCACCGCAATCGTTCGCACTCGCGAAAAGAGAGTGACTTCTTACGATGCAATTCTTACGAACATTCGGAAAGCCCAGCAAGAGAAGCAAATGCAAAGCATTGAGAAGGAGCAGTCGCTCCGACATCGAGAAGTATTCTCCGGAGGTCATAATGCGGTAAGAAGCAAAAAGCAAACGGATGCACTTCTCAACGAGGATGTCTCGAAGCTCTCTAATGCCAATATTGAGAAGGTCCTCACTTTTATCCGCACAAACGCCGAGACTTTCCGCCAAAAGCTTTGTAAGCTGTACATAACCCAGCAGAAAAAGCAAATCGACGTCAAAAAAACGATTGAGAAATCCGTCCAGTGTGATGGCGAGATTGCACGACTGTACTACAAAAAGCCGATAAAGTCCAAAGCAAATGTCGTGATGCTGGCGGATATTTCCGGGTCATGCCGCGCTATGACTTCTCTCGCTCTGACGTACATGGGTCTGATGAGGGAAGTATTTCCCGGTGGCTGCCACCTGTTCGTTTTTGTGAACCACTTAGTTCCTGTTGACCGTTATTTCTCAAATGAGAACGTAACATCCGCTGTGGAGAGCATCAACAAGAGCGTTCCAAGCCGAGGTATCTACTCGAACTACGGTGTGCCTCTCAAAGAACTGCGCTACAACAATACCGGCATCATCAACAAGGATACCACTATTGTCATGCTGGGGGACTGCCGAAATAACAAGAACTATTCTGGCGTGGAAGAGGTCGAATGGCTCTCTAAGCGGGCATCCAACTTCTTCGTTCTGAATCCCGACCCGCTGAACAAGTGGGGACAAGGGGACTCAATCGCCGACCTGTACGCCAAGAGTGGGGCGACGGTCTGCCGGGTAAGTTCAACGCAGGATTTGCTGACTTTCCTGCAATCTGCCGGAACCACAAGGCATTTTTGATGCGCTTGCCCCAACCACTAGATATAGTGGTATCTTAATGTTTGTTTACAATTTAGACACTATATATTGTGTCTTTTCATTGACCGGATACCACATATATGGTATAATACAATTGTTCTCAGGAAGAGGAACGGCTCCTGAGACATCAAGGTTTTCCTTCCCCCAATCTTGGTCGCATGGCTTCATTTGAGCTGACACAGGTGAAGCGTGAAAATCATCCGTTTCATAGTAATATCCTTCCTTTCATACCTCTTTATTTCCCATTTGGCGCGGGTAACTCCGCGCCAGCCGTCCAAGCAAACAGCCTCCACGCGGCGGACGGTGGGCAACAGATGTTTCCGTGTTCCGGGCATCTGGCTAATGTTTGTATTTGCTGGTTTAGCTCAGCTGGTAGAGCAACTGATTTGTAATCAGTCGGTCATCGGTTCAAGTCCGATTTCCAGCTCCAGACGCTATCCGTTGGATGTATCGAAATCACATGATACGATGCTATACACAACATCTGGCGGACAGCATGCCACCCATTAAGGCGGCCTCCTCGTGGCGGGTGGCGGACAGCGGCTCTTGCGGCTGCTGACGAATGTCTTAGAAGCATGCAAACGTACGAGCATCCCCGTCAAGTCGGGGCGCATCCAGACGCGACACAGCCGTAAAGGCGAGATTGCTGCACGGCAACTGGTAAGTTTCGCCGCAGTCTCACACACAGCCCAACGACAACCGTTAACCCGATTTGACAGGGAATCAACGACAGGGCTCAAAATTTGAAGTTGACCAACACCCAAGCGCTTTCTTGGATTCTCGCGTATCGTCAACGATGAGGTTCGCAAGATTGTCAGGTGGTGTGAAGATGACATCCGGGGATGACGACCTACTAAACGGATGTCATGGCGGGGCTAAGTGAGGGTTCACCCGCAATCTTATGCAGGTATCGTATAACGGCTAATACTCCGCCCCTCCAAGGCGGAGACGCGGGTTCGACCCCCGCTACTTGCTCCACACGTCGCCGTCACCGTACGCCACGACGTTAAACTTGGTGAGCATGGTCCACTTGTGGTCCGCTGTCCGAATGTCGATGAGACAGCCTCAAAAATAATAGACAAACAGGTGCTGTGCCTGAGAGTATCCGAGAGTCCCGGTGTCAGTCGCGAATGAGGCCGGAAAACGGCGGGGAGGGTACAATACAGAATCCGTCGGCGTGGCTGCTGAATGGTACTGGAAGAAAGGGTTGGCTGCCCTGATTGCGGGATGATAACCAGTATAAAACATCCTAACATGCCTGATTAGCTCAGTTGGTAGAGCAGCGCATTCGTAACGTGCAGGTCGGCAGTTCGAACCTGCCATCAAGCCCCATCACCAAATTAAGCGATAATAGGAAGGAGATGAATTCTATGGAACAGGCAATTATCAATGTTGAAGGTACGACTACCATAGAAACCGCTGCAGCGGCAAAAAAGCTGATTGAAATGTTTGGCAACCGGAACATCCGCGCCATCGCTGTCAACCGTGTAAACGACAAGAGCGACGAGGTCATTGTTGAACTCGATTTCGTTCCCGGTTTGGCACCGCATCTGCACGGCTTCACGCTTCAGGTTAATGGCTTGACCTGTGGTTATGCTGGTACTGGTCCTTCCAATCTGTATGAAGTCCTGCAGGCGGCTGGCGTGAGTGAAGCTCAGGTAGCACGCGAGGACATCACTCAGAAGAGCACAAAAACCATTCCTCTGCGCCTGGAACGCGCCGTGACTCAGTACGGCGACTTCCAGTTTGCGTAACGCTATTTGGCGGGCTTGACCCGCCATCATGGAGGGATAGCTTAGCTGGATAAAGCACCTGCCGCAAAGCAGGGTATCGATGGTTCGAGGCCATCTCCCTTCTCCATCCAGACACCCTTTCGCTTCCTTCCGCCAAAGGTATCTGGGGTATTGTACTGCATTGCGTGTAGTACGGCCAATCAGGCGCGGAACTCCGAAACCATACCACGAAGAATTTTATCCTCTCCGCGCAGCATGGACATGCGATTTTACGGGGATAAATTCAAACCGAAATTGTGTCGAGTGGCGAAGACGGTTGCGGCACTGGCGAAGCACATATCTGCTTCGTCAACCATCCATGAGAAAGCCTCCACGCGGCGGATGGTGGGCAACGCAGCAAAGCTGCGGCTGATTTCTCCTTAAATCGGTATCTGAATAAATGCAGATAGATAATCACAAAAAAATTAAAAGAACAAAGGAGTACACAGCATGAGCAATCAGAAAATCATGAAAGCAATCGCAGGGATTGCAGCAGCCGGTATGATGGCAACTTGTCTGCCTGTCGCAGCGTTCGCAGCCACCGGTGACACCTACCATTTCTCTTTCAGCAATGGTTCTTCCCAGGACCTGGCTCCGGGCGGCTCTATGACGTTCCCGGCAAGTCAGTATGACTACGGCTACTGGATTACCCTGCAAGGCCATGGCGGGTATACCTACAACTACTATCCCGGCGACACTCTGCCGTACGATGCAGTTGACCAGTGGTTCACCGCTGACGGCATCACTTCCTGCTATGCGGCTGAGGGCAATCCGCGTTCCATCACCATCAACTACCAGATTGACGGCAACACGGTGCTGACCGAGACTGACACCGCCACTTTCCCGGGCAGTGTTGATGGTCAGAGTGTTGAAGCCTGGACCACGGATTCCGGTGATACTTACACCGCATCCAGCAAGAGCCTGAACCATGACCGCCTGTTCTACTACCTGGGCGACGACATCCACGACAACGTCCTGACCCTGAAAGCCACTTCTGCATCCACTCCCGACGACGGCAAGGATGACAACAAGGGCGATGACAAGGGTGATGTTACCAAACCCGACGATAAGGACGACAACACTGGTGACAATACCGGTGACAACGGCACCACCACTCCCGATGACAAGGGCGACGTAGTGGCCCCCGATAAGGACAACACCGGTAAGGACAACACTTCTACCGGCTCCAACAAGGGCAACGGTACTACCACCACTACTCCGACCGCTCCTCGCAAGAACGTTGAAGTCTCTGAGCACGGTGAAATTGCCGCCGCTATTGCCAATGGCACCTGGGGCAATGAGTACACCGTCTGTACCAGCTGTGGCTATCACAACTGGACCCGCAAGGGTAACGTTTACGTCTGTGACCATTGTGGTCATGAAGTCCTGACTGTTAAGGGCGCTGATGGCGTCAAGGGCTATGCTGGTACTCTGGCTGGCAACGAGCCCCAGTACGCTTCTACCTCTGAAGCTCAGGCTGCTGCTGAAAAGCGTGAAGCCGCTTATGCCGCTTCCATCGCTGCTCTGCAGGCACAGGTTGCCGCTCGTGAAGCTGCTTATGCCGCTTCCCTGGGCATCCACTAATTTGCCATCCTCTAACTAACGGTAATCGATAGTTTTTTCTCCTTGCTGTGGGGCGGGATTTCGGTCCCGCCCCATCCTTTTGTGGTCAGATGTCCGAGTGGTTTAAGGAACTGGTCTTGAAAACCAGCGACGCCGCAAACGTCCGTGGGTTCAAATCCCACTCTGACCGCCAAATTTTTGCCGGGGTTTCCCGGCTTTTTGTTTTTGTGAGCAACACAAGGCAACAGATTGCTATATCGAATAGGGTTATGTATACTAGAGAAAAAGCAGATTAAGAGGAAACGCCATGACAAAACAGTCTGACATTGAGATGGTTGCCAAAGCCAGAGCTTGGGCTGTTAAGGCTCATGCCGGGCAAAAAGACAAGGCGGGGAAGGATTACTTCAAAGCGCACGTTACGGTTGTAGCAGAAGGCGTAAAAGGTGACCCAATAGCCGAGGCTGTGGCATTTCTGCATGATACAGTCGAAGATACGTCCGTCACAATAGAAGACATCAGAACGGGGTTTCCAAAAGAGGTTGCTGACGCTGTGAGTACGTTGACCCATAGCAAGGGTATATCGTATGCTGAATATCTTTGGTATATTCAGCAAAATTCGATTGCTGTCAAAGTAAAGCTCTCGGACCTGCGCAGCAATATGGACTTAACCAGGCTCCCTCACACTCCAACTGAAAGGGACTTGGAAAGAACCAGAAAATACAAGCGGGCATATACGATACTGTCATCGAGAGAAGGTATAAGCGCAGTTAATCCGTATGCACTGTACGACTACTTGCTGGCAAACAACTGGAGCGTCAAAAGGAAAAGCACGAGGACTCCCGTTCTGGAAACAACGGATGGTTCTGCTGAAATCAACGCGCCCATCGACCTGGCTTTGGCTGACTATGAGTCCAGGATGGCTAAGGCTTTAAGCGAGTTGTGTTCGTGTGAGGACATACCGTTCTCGAATGCAATAGCGCGGATTGCTGCTTGGAGACCGGTCAAACAATGAGCGCGGGCCTGCCATTATTTTTACGAAAAGCCTTGACTTTGGCTTTTACATATTGTATAATTAAGACGCTGAATTTGATGAAAGGAAAACTGCACGATGTTTGCTGCTATGATGAACAAACAGAATAAATTGCAAAAGCTGTGGAGCAATTGGAATCTCTTCAGCTGTTTTGTGTTGTCTGTTTGTGCAAATCATAGTGCAGTGATGGTTGAATAAAATCATCCAAGTATCGGTTGTTTTCCATACTCTGCACGATATGAGCACCTGTCAGACGCACAACGCCTGATGGGTGCTTTTTTGATGCAGAAAATCAGAATCAGGTCACTCTAATGCCGCTGGAGTGAATTCCAGCCAGGCTTATTAAAGTGTATGCTATTATACAGAATGTATATTCGAGGATTCGCCAAACGGTAAGGCATCAGGCTTTGACAAACGAAACAGAACAATCGCTAAAAGAGTCTCTGCAGCAGACCGCCGAAACCATAAAAATCAATATTGTAGAAATGGAATGCATGCCTGACCATATTCACCTGTTGGTGGAGTGTTCACCGCAGCATTTTATCCCGGATATGATAAAAGTGCTTAAAGGCAACAGTGCAAGAGCTATTTTTATCGCCAATCCGGACTTGAAGAAGCAACTTTGGGGCGGGCATCTTTGGAACCCAAGCTACTTTATTGCAACCGTCAGTGATAACACGCGCAAACAAGTACAAGAATACATTGCATCTCAAAAAATAAGAAACTGATGAAAGGGGGGCTTCGCAGTGAAAATCACTTCCAGCTATGCTGTGGAAATCAAAAAGCAGAAAATGTTCGACAATACTATAAAGATTTATCGCGAAGCCGTTTCTTTCTTGATTGGTTGTTTTAACAAAGAATGGGATTCTATTCAAAAAGTAGAGGGTGCCAAATCTCGAAAGAGTTTTGCCGAGAAGTTAATTCATACTACAAAATACAGCACTGCTAAATATGATTTCGATGCCAAGTTTTATAAGTTCCCTAGTTACCTGCGCAGAGCGGCTATTCAAGCAGCACTCGGCTCTGTAAGCAGCTACTACAGTAGCCATAAGAACTGGGAAGCAAACGGCAAGGTTGACAGGGAGCCAAAACTTCAATGCGATAGATTTTGCTTCCCGGCTTTTTATAAGACCGTTATGTATGAGGAAAGCAACAAACCAAACCAGTGCTATCTGAAGCTGTATAAAAACAATGACTGGGTTTGGATTCCTATTGCAATGCGTGCCACCGATGTCAAATACATCACGAAATACTGGTCACATTGCGAAAAGAGTGCTCCCTCCCTCGAAAAGAAGTATGGAAAATATTTTCTTCGCTTCGCTTTCGTGGAGAAGGTAGAACTCTCTGAAACTGAAATTCAAGACAGGCGTATCTGCGCTGTAGACCTTGGTCTCAATACTGACGCCGTGTGCAGCATCATGACTGCCGATGGAACTGTCCTTGCAAGAAAATTTATCAATTTTGCAAGTGAAAAAGACCATCTGTATCATGTGCTCAACCGTATTAAGCGTAAGCAAAGAGAACATGGACCTAAGAGTGCTGCTGCTATGTGGCGTTACGCCAAAGCCTTGAATAACGATATAGCGAAAAAGGTTGCTGCTGCGATTACTGAATTTGCTGTGCTTTATTCTGTAGATGTGATTGTTTTTGAACATTTGTCATTTACAGGCAAAAAGCACGGTGGCAGTAAGGCACAGAAGCTGTCGATGTGGAAGCGTAATTCTATACAGGATTATGTGGAACACAAGGCGCACCGCTGCGGTATCCGGATTTCGCGTATCTGTGCTTGGGGGACAAGCAAACTCGCCTTTGATGGCAGTGGTGCTCTCAAGCGTGATGAAACCAATCGTGCCCTTGCAACGTTTGCAAGCGGCAAACAATACAACTGCGACCTAAGTGCGAGCTACAATATTGGCGCTCGCTACTTTGTCAGAGAGTTGCTAAAACCCTTGCCAGCGATGGTAAGGTCTCAGCTTTCGGCTAATGTTCCGGATGTTGAGCGTAGAATCCAAGTTACACTTGCCACGCTTAAAGTTCTGTATCCTGAGCTTAAAAAACTCAGTACACAGACAGCGTAAGATGTAGGCTAACTGTGACAATTAGCTTTCTTGCGGTGAGTTTGTTCTTCGGGACTTGCTTGCTGAGGGATTGCTGTACCATTTCGTTAGCAAGTTCCTCTCCTTAAAAGAAGGGAAGCCCGCGACTTTAGTCGTGGGAGGATTCACCCTGACAACGGTTGTTCGACTCGACCATTCTCGGCCAACGCTCACTTTCATGCGCATCGGAAGTGAGATTCCTCAAAGCTGTGTTCCCATAAGCAAGGCACGGAAGATGCGCGACAAGTGCTCGTAACTCAATCGGTAGAGTACCCGACTTTTAATCGGGGTGTTCGGGATTCAATTTCCCGCGAGCGCACCATGCCCGGCAGAGCATTATCTGCCACTTTTGTGGGTGTATAGCTCAGTAGGCAGAGCGGCGGACCGTTAATCCGTTTGTCGCAGGTTCAAATCCTGCTACGCCCGCCATAAGCTCCTCTGGTGAAATTGGCAGACACAGTGCGCTCAAACCGCACCGTTTTGAGGGTTCGAATCCCTCGGGGAGTACCATGTCCGGCAGTACAACAACTGCCATTTATTGAATTCTCGATAAAAACACGAGAGGAGTATTTCCAGAACAGTCAACAACCCCGCCTAAACCGGTTCGCCGGTTATAGACGGGGCTTGCGGGGCAACCCGTAAGCCCGGTTGATTAGCTTTGGTGAACGGCAACTTCGGTTGCTGCGAACTCCGTTATGCATTTGATGAGCAATCATCTTCATAATATAGGCACCCCGATTATGCTCTACAAGTGTCGGGCTCTGCGGGCAGTGTATGTGTCAATGACGCAAGCCGTTGATATGTATGGAAAAAGTAAGTCCGTAGCAATTTCCAAAGTTCAAGTTGTTTGCCATGCGGGAGCATGGATACAAATCATCTAAATATTGAAAGGAGGTAAGCAGGAAATGCTGTATCTTAGTCTTTTCTAAGAAACACATTCCTCCCCACCTAAGCCTTACGGCTATAGATGGGGTGTCCTGCTCCATAATTATGAAAAAGAACAATATCAAAAAAATATCTCGAGGTATTTATGAATATTGTGGCTATCGTCTATCAAATTGCGGATATCATGAACCTGACCATTGTGTATGGTGGGAGGCTGTTAATTTGGAAACTGGCTGTGCAGACTTTCATGAACATACAAAAAGAGAATTGATTGCAACAATCAATAAAGAATTAGATGTGGGTTGTTAGCTCAGCTGGTAGAGCAACGGACCGTTAATCCGTGGGCCGCAGGTTCGAATCCTGCACAACCTGCCATATGCTCCAGTGGCGAAACTGGCAAACGCCGCGGATTTAAGCTCCGCTTATTTCTGAGTTCGACTCTCAGCTGGAGCATCCATATAGGGGTGTAGCTCAATTGGTAGAGCAGCGGTCTCCAAAACCGCGTGTTGCATGTTCGAGTCGTGTTACCCCTGCCACAATAAGAAAAGCCGTCCGCACATAAGAGGCGGCTTTTTGTTTTGGAGAGTATACAGACCAAAAAACTAAACCACAAGTTGATTGCAAATGTGCAAAAACATGCTATAATAATATCAGAACGAAACGAAAGGAGATACCCCAAAATGCTGTGCAACACTGTTAATGTAATGTCGTATGAGTATAGTTATGAATCTGAGTTCAGCTCTTATGAACGCAGTTTTATTTCTCATACTCCTCGACAGGCAAAAACAGACCATGTACAGATGCGGTGCGTCTTCTAAGCGATAACTGCATTTTCACACGCTGCTTGTCGAGATTTCGGCAGGCAGCTTTTTTGTTGCCTGCAATACAGAAAGGCAGCAAGAAAAATGAACGTTCCAACCATTGATATCCAGCAGACAGGTGCCAATATCAAGGCCCTGCGAAAAGCAGCAGGCATCAAGGTGAAGGATGTGGCAGACACGCTCGGTGTGTCTCCGCAGGCGGTTGCTAAATGGCAAGCCGGAACAGCGCTTCCCACCATCGATAACCTTGTGATATTAGCAGCGATGCTCGATACGAAAATTGATGACATCCTTGTCATCGCATAAACCCTCGCCGCAGGATTGCGGCTTTATATGGCCCGTTGGACGAATTGGTAGAGTTGCCGCCCTTTCACGGCGGAGATTATTGTGGGTTCGAAACCCACACGGGTCACCATCTGCTTCTGTAGCTCAGTTGGTAGAGCAGCGGTCTGAAGAACCGCGTGTCGCTGGTTCGATTCCAGCCGGGAGCACCATATGTGCCGGTATGCAAGTGGTTAAAGCAAACGGTCTGTAAAACCGCTCCGTTACGGTTCGCTGGTTCGAATCCAGCCCGGCACACCATAAGGCCCCTTCGACAAGTTGGTCCAAGTCGCCAGCCTCTCAAGCTGGAGTCGGCAGTTCGAGTCTGCCAGGGGTCATACAAGCACCTATGTCAAAAAGGTGCATCATGCAGAGGTCGCCTAACGGTAGGGCAGCAGCTTGCTAAGCTGCCGTCGCGGAAATCGCGGCATGTGAGTTCGAATCTCACCCTCTGCGCCATCTGCTTGCTTGTTCGAGTGGTTGATGAAATCGGTCCAGAAAACCGACGATGGGAGACTGTCCGAAGGTTCGAATCCTTCAGCAAGCGCCACTGCCCTCATTCTGTGCGGTATCCGTGCAGGTGAGGGCTTTTTCTTTTGCTTTTCGCTTCGAATTTCGGACTCGAATGGCGTTAATGGTCGGATATTCTTGATTATACATGCCTTTGCTGTATGGCAAATAGCTCCAAACAGTATTGGTTTTTACACCCAATTCTTCTGCAATTTCAGGAACTGACATACCGTTCGCACGCAGCTTCCCGATTTTTTCTGATGTTTCATCTGACCAGGCCCCGGCCGTAATCAGTATTTTGCGCACTTTCTGCAATGAGATGCCTGCACGTTTGGCAATGGTTCTTCTAGGTATACCTTGCTCATGAAGCCGGAGAACCGTCTGCATTGTCGCGTCCATCTTGTTAGTACCTCGCCGTTATCGATTTTTGTATTGCCCTAATTGTTGTACTTTAATCATACAGCAAAGTAACAAAATTGTCCAGGAAGCAAAAGTGCCTTCATTTGCCACTGATTCATCCGTTCGGAACGATATCGAAAATACCTTGATATTATTCCGATGCAATATTCCGATAAGCCGACTTTGTTCCGCAAATTGTGGACTGGATTCCTACCAAAGTTTGAAAGCAGAATGTTTCATCTATAGCTGCAAGGCTTTGGTGAGGACGTTCACGGAATCAGTCCTTGACACCTCCCACGATTGAAATCGTGGGATTCCCCGGCCTTCGTTTGGTAAATCTAACGGCAGGATACTGCTCAAAGGTACAAATCCTTCAGCAAACGTCACAATCTCCAAAGTCAGCGATTGTTCGTAAATTTATGGGGGACTGCTTTCTTGTTTAGCACCACAATTTGTGATATAATAGCGAAAGAAAACAATGAATAATGGAGTGCCATAAAATGCAGAAATACGATTTCATCAAGAAGCAATATACGCCGTACACCCCACCTCAGAACGGGCATTGCGACATCATGGTTCATGCCAACGAAGAACTCAATTGTGCTGCGTGCGGACGTACCATCAACGAGCACAACGCATATACGTCTGCGGCCATCCAGAACGATATTGGCATTGGCTATCTGATTTGCAAAAGCTGCTATGAGCACGAGCTCGAAATCAGAAAAGCTGTAAAATAAGGGTCCAGCCGCCTCCATAGGGAGGCGGCTTTTTTGCTTGTAAAAATATGTATAAACTGTTACCATTTAGCGCTTTCCGTTGTGAGGAATTGCGAATCGCGGTATAATGAAAGGGTAAAAAGTGAAAGGATTTTTGCCGTATGTACATTGATTTCACGAGCAAGCAGTACTTCTTCATTCTGCACGCTCTTGCTGTTATGATAACGTTTTATAGCAACGATTTTTCCTCTATCTGCAAAGAGGTTGGAGAGGCTTATGGAGCAAGCGAAGCAGACATTGCAAGTGCTTGTGCTGCTCTGACAGCTGTGAACGTAACGGCTCCTGTTAAAGACTCTTCTAACAAGTGCAGCGCTATCTTGGAAGACATGCTGCATCATGCACGGGAACTGCCGGAAAAGGATGCTCCGTATAAGTACAGCATTGGCTTGGATACTCTTTCCTGGAAAGTAGTTGCTGATGCACTGGATACATACTCACGTATTTTGATGGGGCAATTTGGCGTCATCTATGAAGCACTTGATATTTCTGGTAACGATGAGCAGCACCTTCAGGCGTACCATGATGCCCGCTGGAATGGAGTAGGTATCATTGAAACCCGAGACCTTCTGATTCCACAGCTTAAAAAGATTGGCGTTGGCTGGAACGGAAACTTTGGTATTTCCAATTCAGGACTCGCTTATAACAGCAAACTGGCATATGAGATTCTCAAGACCATTCGATACGCGACAGAGAAACGAGATAGCTCCGTTCTGAAAGTCACAGACGAGCCATTGCCGCGTGCTGAAGGTTCTTTCCAAATTAGAGCACTGTAATTAGATTGGAGGCTTCCAGGGTGGGCGACCACATCATTTCTTTCTTAGACATCTGCGCCATGCACGGTCAGTCGGTTTTGGCAAAAGCACCGTCCATTCCGGCTATCGATAATAAAACTGTGTATTGTACCGGCGCTCACAAGCACGGAGAGGACCGCTGCATTGTCCTTGACGGCGAGGAGTACAGCCAGATTCTTTTTGCTGACGGAACAATAAAACTGTATTGGCAGTGAGGTATCATTGTGGACAATATAATTGTGAACAGCGCTCTTTGGTATGCCGAGCAGAGCAGTCAGTTTCTTTTGAATTCTGGGGCCAACAAGCTACTGGATAAGGGCTATGACTATTATGTGAAAGAATTTATTCCACTTGGGCACCGCCTTATCCAAAACGGTCAGATTGCCGCCGATGCGATGGATGGGGAACTTGCCGCGCAGTTCTCAATGGCGTATGTTGCAAACTATTGGCGGACAGCGAAAACCGTATACAATTTTGCGCCGGAATTTCTCAGAACATTGGCAGAGACTGAGGACGCACCGATTTATTCCGATATTATGATGCGGCTGCCATATAGGGATTTTGTCATGAATCTGCCCGCTGGCTCTCATCACGATGCGATGTTTGTTCACATTGAGTTCGATGCATCCCATGGTCCGAACAATGTGGATACACTCTTCCTGATTGTTCCTTTTAAGGCAAATCCAAACTTTGACAATATCGAACTTTGCCAGTGCATGCAGTGGTGTCTCAACGGCAAGAAGCTGATTGAGTCCTATCGGCGCAACAATGATGCTCGCGAGCAGGCATTTCAGAACGGAACTGATTCCGCCACTGTCAATGACGCCACGATTTCAAATGTACCCGGTGCCGTTCTCAGCGAAGAAGAGCTGGAAAAGCAGCGGGAATTCAACGCCGGCGTTGAGCCGTATCTTCGTGTTGCGGTTTCTGCAGCTTATTACCTTGCATCCAAGAATGCTGAAATCAAAGAGGTAAAAATCCCGAAAGAGAAGCGGCCCATCCTTGTTTCCAAACCCGGTGCAACACCTAAGAAAGTTAATATCAAGACCTACAATGTAGGCTTTGTCATCGGAAAGAGCTTTGAAAAGCAGCTGGCTTCTGGCACGGAATATCAGAAGTCCACAGCAACCGGCACGGGCCGTACGGTCAGACCTCACGTCCGCCGCGCCCATTGGCATCATTATTGGGTCGGAGAAGGTCGAACTCGCTTAGAAGTTCGCTGGATTGAGCCGACTTTTGTGCTGCCGGAAGGAAAACGTGAGGTTCCGGTTGCTACCGTTAGACGGGTTTTAGGCGCTTAAAGGAGTTTCACATGAAAGCAAACTACAAAATTGTCGCAAACAAGCAAAAGATGCTCGAAAAAGAAATCGAAAACTTCGAACCTACCAGCACAATGTCAGTACTGCTAATGCGCTATAGCATCATACAGGGACTGCTTCAGGTTAAACCGAACGAAAAAGATGAGAATGGTATCCCGAATATCAGCCCTGTGGATATGGCATACGAGATGACCACTTTCTTTGGCGACGCCGTCAATGCTGCGGCTGATGATTTCACAAATGATGATGAGGACGACAGCACAATAAAATTTGATGGCACCGTTGATGAATTCCGGCAAGAACTTGCCAACCGCGTCTTAATAACACTCAGTTTGGCGTTTGAACATGAATTCATAAATTTTACAGAGCAAACCGGGATTTCCCGCGCACAGTATGAAATTCTTGCGGCTGAATATATTGCTCATGCGGAAGACGATGGCAGTAAAGTATCCGAAATGTTCAAAGGCGACAGCTCTGAAAAACACAAATCTAAGGGCTGGACCAACGCGATGCCAAAAAACAAACGAAGCTAAAAAAGCCACTTGCACAAATGTGCGAACCGCCTAAAATAATAATTGCATAACAGATACCATCACTTACCTCCTAATTGAACATTAAGTTAACAATCTGTCATGCATAAGTAAGCAGACTCTCTTTTGAGGGCCTGCTTCTTTTTTTGTATGTATTGATTAGAAACAAAAATATTTCAGAAAGGATGAATACTATGACCACAAATACCAAGAACAGCTTTACCAGGTTCGCGGCTGCCGCAAAAGATTGCTTCTATGTGAATTCTTTTCGCGCAGACTTAGTTCAGTGCGACAGGGCCTTGAAAATGGACGGCGAGATGCACGTCGAAGCGGAATGCTGGATGAACATTTTGGATGCCCTGGACGATAACGACATCAAGATGTATGTCGATAACGAATACCGTCCCGGACTTTTGAACCCGTTCCATAAATGGTGACGCTCCAAAAACAAGTCAATAACCCACGACTAAAGTCGTGGGCTTGCGTCAGTAAGAAATCCCACCAAAAATAAAAAATACCCGAAGTGTGAAAGGAGCATAACAATGCTTAATTCAAATATCAATAAAGCCCTTGAAATCAACTCGAATAAAGCCGTTCTTCTCAGCATCAAGAAGCAATGGCTTGAAAAAATTCTGAGCGGAGAAAAGACTATTGAGGTCCGAAAAACTATGCCGTGGGAAATTAGCTATCCTTTTGTAGTATTTTGCTACGAAACCAAAGCTAACGGTGGTGCTGGAAAAGTGACTGCCGCATTTGTTTGCCGTGACATCAATACACTCGATTGCCTGCGTGAGCTTCCGGCATATGCTATTGGCACGGAAGTGACCGAAAAGACCGCTCAATTCGTGAAGGACAGCTGCCTTACCGCAAATGAGCTGATTGCATACGGCAATAAGTCCGGCACTCTTTATTGCTGGAACGTTTCTGATGTCCAATCTATGGATATGTCGCTGCGAGAGCTCGGCGTTAAGCGAGCACCACAGTCCTGGATGTATCTGCGGATTCCCGATAACAAGACGTTCTGAACGATGTCTGTTTGGGCTGGCTACGTGTACAAGCCAAACAAAATATCAACTACACGATAAAAACACACTCGAATGAATGATTCATCGTGCGAACAACGCAGACTCTCGATTCTTGAGGGCCTGCTATTTTTTTTATTTCAGGAGGAAACATCAATGATTCTTTATCATATCATGGCAGACACCGGATGCCTGCCGGACGATGTTGTTCCGCAGATACCAACGAATCGGATGAAAGGGGAGGACCAGGAAATCCCAAGAATTTGTCTTGGGCATACCCTTGACGACTGCCTGACCAGCATCGGCATTGCGCATTTTGTCTCAAAATTCCTGCTCGCTGAGCTGCGTCAGAACAAAAAATACTCCAAGGACATGCCGTTACCGTTCATTGTCCGAATGTACAACATCAAGGACGAAGACCCGAATCTCTTGACCGAGAAAGAAACACAGAAATATGTGGCGGATTCTGTCGTGACCAGTGAATGCTGGCTCACAAGATACGAGAAACCCGTCAAAATCCAGAAACTTTGGCTTGTGGGCGGCGAAGTGGTGCTTTGGCCCTATATCGTTGACGGTGTTGTATACAATTACCCAATCGTCCGTAACTCAATTTGGGCAGACAGCAAAACCTTGCCGGACCCGGAATTTCAGAATCAAATCATGGATATCACTCAGAAATGGCTTAACGAAGCCTGAAAAAGAAGCACATCAAAAGCTCTTGCACATCCTTGCGAATTCCATAGTATTAAAGTTGTACGACAGATAACATCTACTTGGCACACCGCGTGCTCGTACAATTCATAATTCTGTTCTCATTTAAGGCAGACTCATCTTCATGATGGGCCTGCCTTTTTTGTTTTCAGGAAGCCGTCATCCACCCATTTTAACAGCGACTGATAAGGAGGTCCGCTATGTCTATTTTCAAACATTTTACTCCGAAAAACACCCGCTTCGCCATCTATGCCGGTAACCCAGGTTTTTCCGGCATGGTTATCTGCTCCGATTTTATCGGGTATGTTAAAGCCCCAACGCTCAGCGACGCCTATGATGCAGCATATCGGTATCTTGCCAACAGCGGATATACCGCCATCGTAGTTCGTGAAGCATGAAGTTTTTCCAACAACCGAACATCTATCACATCCCGCCAGACAGTTATTGTCGGCGGGAACTTTATTTAAAGGAGTAATCACAATGAACGACAAATTGAAATTCTATGCCGGAACCATCGCTTTCATGCTCAGCCTTATCACCATTATCAGCTGCATAGCCTGCTTTTTCTCGACGCCTGCGTATGCTACGCCGGTAAAGACAGCTAACGATTCCGATATCGAGTATGTCACGCCGTTGGAGGTCCATCTTCGGGAGCTCAACGCTCAGCCGCCTTTCGCGCCGGTACTGCCTGTACCTGAACCGGAAACGACTGAGACGGAGCCTGAATCTGAGCCCTCTGTAGAGACGGCAGAGACTGCGGTGGAACCTGCAGAAGAACCTGTGACGAACACGATTCCTCAGAACCTTTCTGACAATGAGTACGCCATCTACACAGCATTGCGGGATGTGGGTCTTTCCAAGGCCGGTACTGCCGCAGTGATGGGCTGCATGTCGATGGAAAGCGGTCTTAAAGCCTCGGCCGAAAACCCTTCGGATGGCGGCTATGGGCTCCTGCAATGGACTTATAGCCGAAAGACAGACCTTTTCAACTGGTGTTATGACAATGGCTATGACCCCAACACCGTTACGGGACAGGTGATGTTCTTCGTGTATGAGCTCAATAGCACATACAGCAAGGCCGCCAAATACTCATATCCGGTGTACGAAACTCTCACTACAAGCGACAGCCTGGAAGATTGCCTTTCGATGTTCTTCTCCCATATGGAAGCAGGAACCAACGTGATAATCTCTTCCCGCAAAGTCTATGCAGGAGGGCTGACCACGTTAGACCTGTACCGCAAACGCTTAACTGCCGCTTACAAATACTTCATTTGAATTAGGAGGAAATCACAATGAAAACAACCGTTTATCTGTCCCGAAAACTCTTGAACCAGTTAAAGGTAAAAGAAGCCGAAAGCAAAGACCTTATGCTAACCCATAACCTACACAACATCATCATCAACGGTAAGCGTGTTGGCTGCTCTGGCCACATTCAGAACGTTCTCAACAATAAGTGCGTTTACGTCAGCACTGAAAAGAGTTGCTATCAGCCCTTGTCTGACAAGAACCTGGTTCGCTATGCCGCCAGTATGAAAGATTACTCCTCTGTATCGCTCGGTGCAAAAGGACGTAATCTGTTCGTGACCAATGATGAGTTGGTTGGAAAAATCATTGATATGCTCCGATAAGGGCATAAACAGAAAGAGAAAAAGCTCATGAAAACCGGCATCAAGAGTCAGATAGTAATAGTATCTGCTGTGGCAGCTGTTCTGCTCATTGTTATGAGCGTCTGTGCAATTGCGGAGAGCATTACCTTTGAGAAGGTTGCTGTTCTCGCTGCAAGCGCACTTGCCTTGAACAAATGCTGCGGCATCCTGTTAAACTAAGGAGAAAAAATCATGAAGAATAAATACAAAGTTGTTGCCTTGGTTCCTTTGGAGTTCTCTGTTGAGGGAAACTCCGATTCCAAAGAGGCAATCGAATCCGTTAAAAACATTTTCGAAGCGTGTCGGGATGATAACGACTGCGCGGACATCGTTTTTAATGGCATCGAAGAGTCACTTCGTCACGACAGTATCGAGTACAAAGTTGAAGCCGCCCAGCCTGAACCTGAGGTGAAGGCAAATTCCGATATCCGTTCTGTTGCCTCCGATATCTGCGACGTCTTCGAAAACTATCTCGACGAAAACGGTGTCTATATTGTGTGTGACGATGCAGACGAGGAGCAAGACCGAAAAGCAAACGAAAGCGGCGCGATGTTGTATGGCATGGAATATTGGCATCTTGTCGAAGATGTCGAGTTCCGTGTGAATCATATAAATGCACAATACAAGCTGTTCACCGTCTTTGATATTATGGAGGTATTTGATAAACTTCTCATTTCCAAAAAGCTTGGTGACTTTGTACCGAGCGGCGAAAATCGTTACCGTTTGTATGCAAAAATCCTGAGCTGTCTGCGTTCTATCAGGGAGGAATTGTCATGAAAGGCTGGAATAGTTCTAAGCACCTCATTCTCACCGCAAACCAGATGCCTGCGCCGATTCATTGGAACCCAATGAACGAGGATTGGAAAATGCGGCTTACCAAAAGCCAGATTTACAACACCTCTTCTGGTTTCGATACTCAAACGCTCGATGCTATGAAGAAGCTGCATGACAAAATCCTCACATTTGGCGGGGATGAAGTCTGCATGACGGAATTTGACGAAGACGCCCCAAAAATCCTCAAACGCGGCCGGTTCTTTTATGGCAGCAGCTATATGAGGAAAGGCCAGGATTGCCAGTGCCATTACAATTCTGCACGGCTTTGGTATAAAAACAAAGACCAGTGCTTTATTGCAACGGGCTATGCTCTTTCCGAAGACGGGCTCTGGCGCTGTCATTCCTGGGTCGTTCAGCCAATGGCACGCACCGTTCGCGTGTGGGAAACCACCGTCAAGCGTGTTGCCTATTTCGGCGTGGTTTTGACCAGCGAGGAATGCGAAGACTTTGTCGAGAACAACACATAACAATTGGGGAGGTTACCCAACATGGGTGAACAACTACATTTCAGTATGGATGGTGAGTTCCTCACCGCCATTGCACGTGACTGGTTCTGGAACATGGACAAGCCGTATAAAAAGTGTGAGGAGCTGCTGCTCTCCTGCATGATGGGTGGCAACGAGGAAGAAAAAAGGTATGTTTGCCAGGACATTATCGAAGGCCGGAAAAAACTTGTTGGTGTCAATGAGCTTGAACTTGTCGATGACAATGTTCATGTTCGTTCCCTCGGGCAGAAGGTTGAGGAGCTTCAACACAAGATGCTGGTCAGTCAGATTCGTGAGGATATGATTGTGCATCCACTCAAGTACATCGACCGTTTCGCTATGTCATTCGATTATGATACGCTTTGTAAGGATGTAGAGCGTCATTATATCGATTATAGCTATGACAGCATCAAGGACTATGTTATTGGCGATGCGGGTTACCCCGATGCCTTTAACAATGGTGCGTGGCTGCTCAACCGTCCTGACCTTGTGGCAGAATTCAACGGCGAACCGCTTCCTGAGCAGGAATCCAACCCGGAATTCTACAAAACCGATTTTTGGACCAAGCTTGCCTCTTGGATTGAAGCAAACATGAAAGGCACATCCGTTGAACGCCGTCAGCGACTGTACAACAGCTATATCAGTGATAGACCCATTCAGCATCAGCTGACCGAATATGGTCTGATTGCTCCCGATGGCACCTGGTATGCCTGCGAGTTTGGCGAGCACGCTGCCCTGGCTGGCCGCATCATCATGCGCAATCGAGAAACGTTTGGTCTTTCTGACCATGAAGTTCTCAATATGGCGTATGACTGGAGCGGCAAGGGTCTCGATTTCCTATATAAACGCGGTTGGATTGCCATTCGTAATCCTTCGATGGGCAATACATTCCTCGATATGGATGAGACCAAAACCGCAACAAAAGCTCAAGTAAATACCATTTTTGACTATATTTCTAAATTTAACCGCTATGACATGAATGTTTCCAAGGTCATGGCTGACTAAAAAAGGAGATTTTTATTATGACTTCCAATATGACTATGACCGCTATTTCCATCTGTAATTTTCTGAAACTCATCGTGAAAAGCACGGTTGAGCATTACACCGAGGATTTCAAGCTGGACATAAAGATTTTTAAGCGCTATGCAAAAGAAGCGCAGGAAACTGGAAAGCCCGTATCGATGCTCTGGCTCTGCCGCTCTTGTGGAACGTATCTCTGCCCTGAGGAAGATGCGTACAAGAAAGATACTCCCATGTTCATCACGTTCAAATACTATGATGAGCAGGAAGAGGAAGAAGCCCGGACCATTAAGGCTTTTCTGGTCACCGTGACAGGGATGGAAGGACAAAATCCAGTTGGCTATATCACTCCCATCAACTATGCGGATGAATGTGACCGCATTCGCCGTTACGCAGTACCTGCCGAAAAGGTCGAGCTTGTCTATGATAAAGGTTCCCTTGTCCAGAACAATGGCAACTATACGATTCTGAAGCATCCCAAGCTTGGTACACTTCAGAAAACGAAATTCTTGGCCGATGACCCTGACGCGCTTGATTATGCGCTGCATATGGCTCGCAATGAGAGAAAGGCAGGGTGACAGCCATGAAAACGATGGTTACATTGACTCACGAAGAAGCCCAAAGCTATTTGGCGTACGCTCTGATTTGCGAAACGATGGAAGGAGCCTTTTGGAATTCCGGACGCCGTCGCAGACTATACAGCAAGACGTTTACCGAAGCCGAACAGAGGCAGATTCCCCGCATCAAAGCCACTGCTCACAAATGGTGTTTGGTTACTGGCGTTCCTGAAAAGGTACGCATGAGATACAGCACCTATTTGCTGTGGCAGAAACTCGCGATGTTCTGCGCTGAAATTTAATTTTTCATTACCGCTGCCCATTTGGGTGGCGGTTTTTTGTTGCGGATTTATGCGAACGGCCTATAATCAAAAATGTACGATAGATAACAGTTATCGAAAAGGCACCCTGCCCTTCGCACACTTAACAATGCGCTTTAGGCGAACTTCCCATTTGGGTGGTTCGCCTTTTTGCGTATAAAAGAAAGGAAGTAATCAAAATGAATGAGTACGAAGCAACAATACAAATCAACCCAACCGACGATATCAAGTTCATACTTGAGGAGCCCGGCTGCTATGAGTCTGAAATTGAAATGATGAAGGCCGGTGGCACCTATGATGCGTTTGTCAAGCGTGTCTATGATGCCATCGACTGGTCTCATCTGTTTGAGCGTATTGCTCAGATGGAAAACGAAGCCATCACGGCAGCTATCGACAAATTGTCTGATAGCATGATTTGATTGTTAGGAGGTAAATACTATGTACATTCTCATTAAAAACCAGGAAGGCGAAAACATGAATCTGCTTTCCCAGAACACCGATTTCAACGCCCTGCTGGCAGCCATGAAAGCTGACATTGAGGCAGAGTACGAAAAGGCAACAGGCTCTGCGATTAACCTGGATGAAGATTCCGGCATCGATTATGAAGTCGGTATCAACGTTGAGGACAGTGCTGCTGAAGGTTTCTGCCTCGCATCCGGGTATATGTACGGCGCAGACAGCAATTTTGACTGGGGTATTTTCAAAGTAAAGTCTCAGAAAAGCAATACCGCAGCAAAACCCTACATTGGCTTGAATATGAACGAGTTCTTTCGGCAGAAAATGCTGCTGATTGACTTGTCGGCAAAAGTGAAGGACCTCGGCTATGACCTTCTGGCCGATGAACTTCGGGGCGCAATCGGTGTCTTCGACGCTGTACAGGATTCAGCTGAAGGAGACGGTGTTTTCACTGCTCCGGAAGCGGATGAAGAAACCGGTCTGTTCCTTGACGATTTTTATAACGACGTTCTGGAAAAGATTCTGAACGCCGACAAGAAAAAGGAGGAAAAGTAAGCCATGAAACTCTACATCCAAGGCGAACACGGTAAGCTCCTAACTTTCACCCCGGAAGAAATCAAGGAAAAGCTCGGTATTCCATTCGATATCGCTGCTCTTGGCATCGAGGTAGATGATGGCGACACCACCATCAGGGCTCAGTCATACCCCAAATGGGATTATCAGAACGGGAACCCGCCCATTGACCTCTGTGTCAATGAAATGCAGGTTGGCTCACTGGCTATGCCGACGCCCAACATTCCGGCTCCCGTCATTTATCTTTATGATGAACAGGGGCAGGATGAATTGGATTGGTTTGCATGTACCAGCTTTGCACCCCGTGCATCTGGTGACGAAAGTTCTCACGTCGTCTTCTGTGACATGAGTTTTAGCAATGCGTTTGCTACCACAGACGTTTTTGTGAATCCGCGCAAGGGAATTCCTTTCGTGCAGTGTTCCACTGAGAATCAACTTTCTGATTTCAGGAAAGCTGATTCCCATGAATAATATCTGACTCGTATCTTTGCGGTCGTTCCTTTTGGAGCGGCCGCTTTTTTGTTTTTTAGTTTTGTTGCACAAATGTGCGACTCTCATAAAATGAAAATTAGGGAGGTGCTGTTTTGAAAATTCAGAGAATCATGCCTGCAACTACTCATTCCATGAAAGACGCGTTACCGCTTGGGACTATCCTGACGGTGAAAAATGTTGCAGACCAGAAATATATTGTGGTCGGCTATGACACAAGTTCTTTTCCGCACAACTACTATGCGGTTCCCTGGCCGCAAGGGTATATGGGTGAAGAAAATATGTACCTGGTAGGATTTGATGATATTGCGAAAGTTCTGTGTCGCGGCGGAATCAATGAGGAATCCAGAGTTTTCTTGCAGGCACTGGATGATGTGTTGAACGGGAGGTGACACGGTGACGGTAAAAGAGCTGAAGCATATGCTTGAGAACGCGGACGACGATGCTGTCGTCGTTGTGCGAAATAACTGGGCTCCGGCGGAATTCCTGAATACCTCTGCTCGGAAGATGGTGCTTGTGAAAGCAAATGGCAAGCTCATGACGCCGAAATGGGCCGAGGCGAGCGGGTATATCTGCGAAGGGCCTGCTATGTCGGCAATTTTATTCGATTGAGGTGAGAAAAATCATGCCCGATAAAAAAGTGGCCACGCAGGCATCTGATGGACCCTGGGAACGCGAAACCATCATCACATTCAATGATGCAGAGAAGAAAGCATCCTACTACACCTGCAACAAAGCTCGTATGGAACAGCTAAAAGAGCTTGCCAAAGAATACCCTGATGCTGTTAAAATCACGCGGGATGAGGACTGGTGTATGGAGGCAGATATGCCCAAGAAATGGGTCAAAATCAAGCCGCCTCGCAAGCTGACCGAAGAGCAATATGCGGAACTGGTCAGACGCGGCAAAGAACTTGCAGAACGGCAGCGGCAGCTAAAAAACGAAACGAAGAAATAAACCGGCTTCATATGCCGGAAGAGGAGAATATAAAATGTACAATTCTTACAGCGCATTGAATCTTTTGGGCGGTATGCTCTATACGATGATTCTTCTGGTGATAGCGTATTTTGTGCTCAAAATCGTCGCCAATTGGAAAATTTTTGAGAAGGCCGGGCAGCCTGGCTGGGCATCCATCGTCCCGTTCTACAGCAACTACATCGAATTCAACATTTACTGGGGGAACGGCTGGTTGTTTCTGATTCCGGTCGTGCTGAGCCTTTTGTCTGGCATCCCGCTGCTCGGCAATCTGTTCCTGGTTGTTGCTCTCATCATCGGTGCTATTACCAACTACAAGAAAGCTGTTGCGTTCGGTGAAGGTATTGGTTTCACGATTGGTCTTTGCCTTCTGAATCCGGTGTTCAACATGATTCTTGCTTTCGGCCATTATGAGTATCACGGTATCCCGCAGGATGGCTATTCCTATTCTCAGCTCAAGACCAAATATGAGGAAAAGAAAGCCGAACAGCAGAACAACCCCAGTACTGTTCAGTACCAGGCCCCCGAAACTCCCAAAGAGCCGAGCCAGAATGTTCAGTATCAGACTCCGAATGCTCCTGCTGAAGTCAAGACCCTGCCGACTCAGCAGAATCAAAATCAGGACAATGGCTGATATTATCTGGGTCGTTGTGTTTCTCTGCGTTCTCATCGCGTCCTGCTTTGGAATGTACTATTTCCAGGGTGAGAACAAACAAAAATTTGTGTTTTGCTTTTTGCTGGTAGCATTATCTTTTGAAGTCCTTGCGTTTCGGCTTCTGGATATTGCGTATACGGTGATTAACGCAGCAATCAAAGCCGCATAATGACCTTTTTGCAATTCTCAAACTGTTTTTTGGCAGACCTTCCAACCGAGGGCCTGCCTTTTTTATTGTTGCCAGGAGGAAAATCTATGAAAATCCGATTCTATACAACCAACAAGGAAGCTATTGTATTCGACCTCGAGGATATTTTGAAGCAGCTCAACATTGAAGAGCAGGTAGCCACTGTCGGCCTTGTCATTGAAAAAGACGAGGCCGAGGTTGAGGCAATCGCTCAGACAATACAAGACGATTATCCGAACATGTATCTCCAGGCAAAAGAATACGGACGGAATCTGACCTTGGCTTGTGCGGAGCTTCCGAACCCTACTAACCCGGATATTGTAACCTACCTCTATGCGGGCGATGATGCTACGGAAACTGACAGTTGGATTGCGAAAGTGAACAACACAATTCGTGCGCAAGGGGATAACAGTGAACGGCTCATCCATATTGACTCGAATCTCGCTGCCGTGGTAGAAGCAAACGAAACGGAACAAGGATACTATGCTTCCACCGTGTCGCAGCATGACAAGGCCACAAACGAAATGCTGAGTTTTCGACAGATTGCAGAGTCGTTGGAAGCTGTTGGAAATAACTACAAATACCAGAGTACAAACAATATTCTGACTTCAAGAACCAAAGCGGAAAGGAACTACATTGTCCGGCTTATCAAGATGTATTGCGACGATACCAAATACCTTGCTGGTTCTATGCCGCAAAGTGAGTACCCGTTCTGTGTCCAGAACGTTGACGCTCTGAACCAGCGTGATGCGCAGTGGTCCGAAATCAAAGAGTATCTTGCACAGGACGAGAATCGCAACAAGCTGGATGTGATTCTTGGCTTCGTGCCGGATGCGGAGAGCGACAAGACTCTAATTCTGCACAGCATTGAAGAAAAAGGAAAGGCCATGTCTGATTCTGAAATCGAAAAAACATATAATTTGCTGTTTGGTGACTGTAGCAATGGATGAATAATCTTGCGCTTTCGTGCGAGACCCGTATGATTTAGCTTGTACGATAGATACCATCTACTAAGCACACTGTGTGCTCGTACAATTCACACTTCGCTTTAAGGCGGACTTCCCACACCGGGAGGTTCGCCTTTTTGCGTACAAAAAAAGGAGTGTTATAATGGGTAGTATATGGACGGCTCTTGGCAACCGACTTGAAACCGCTTGGAAGAGACCTACTAAGCCCAACTCTAAACGCCCGAAAGACGGTGAAATCATCGACGAAGAGAAATCGGTGCGCTGGAACAGGGAAGAGGTCGTTCGCCGACAGAAAGCCTGGGATGCGGAATGCTCTCGGCTGAAGAAGGCGCAGAATGCAGAAATCGAACACATCTCGGAAGCTATCGAACTTCAAATTCAGGAAGACATCAAAGCCAAAACGAAACGCAGCATTTCCAAAAAGGCTGCAACCATCCTTTGGCAAAAAGCCTACGACCGTGGCCACGCCTATGGTTTCGCTGACATCTACTGTGCCATCGAGGACTACGAGGAGCTGGTTGTTGCCGTACTCACAAACGCCCGCTGAACTCAACCACAAATCACAGAAAGGAAAAAATATGAAATTAAACGAATATCTCACAGAAAACGGCGTCAAGCTGATGATTAAAGGCTCCGGAGAAAATTATCCTCCACGCCAGACAAACGACCTCGGTATGTACGATTACGCCGAAGGTCTTGAAAACGTCATCGGCAAAATGGCTTGGATTTGCGATTATCGCGCAAATGCAGACCCGACCAAAAAGCCGATTCGTAACATCAAGCCTACCCCGGTTGTTGTAACGGACGCAAAAGAAACGAGCAAAACCATCTATTATTCTCCGGTCTATTTTCGGCCGGTAAATCGGGGTAAGATTTCTTCAACCGTCATTGCCCCATTGGACAACACCGGGTATCGCTGCTGCTCCGGCACTTCCGTCAACATCTTCTACACGAAAGAAAAGTGCGTGAAGTGCTATCGGGAGCAGGTTCGACAGGCAAACGAGATTTATGAGAAAGAGAAGGCCCGCATCATCAAAGAGTTCGACGCTCGCATGCAGATTCTCAATGATTCTCTCACGCCGTTCAACGATGTCCCGCAGAGCGACTACACCGTTGTTGCAAAAATGGATGTTACGAACGATTCTCTCGGATACAATGAGAAAAATCGGCATTTTTATCTCGAGACGACCCGAACCATGATTCCGACTCGCTATACCATCGAAATGCTCAAGATGCAGGCACTGATTGGCCTGGTGGATGAACTCCGTGCAAACACCACCTGGCAAAAGGGCGTCCCTTTCCGTATCCTTATCAGAACAACAGTTTTCGTGGATGGTATTGAAGATGTCAGCCAGGCCACAACGGAATCTCAAACCATTACCCTTTGATGAACTATTAAGAGCGCACGCCCCGTCTATAGCCGTAAGGCTTAGGTGGGGAGGTTCACAAAAAAACAAAACAATACATATGTGAGGTAAAATGTTATGTCTAACAACATGTCTATTTCTTCCATCAAGGAATATTATAATAATCTCTGCACCAAAGCCAAAGAATGGAGTGCCGCCTACTATGAGCAGGATGCTCCGGTTGTAACGGATGAGGAATACGATTCCGTGATGCACGAGATTCGTGATATCGAAGCGGCACATCCTGAGTTCGTGACCGCTGACAGCCCTACACAGGTTGTTGGCGGCAAGCGTGTTCTCGGTATTCCGGTTGAACACCGTGTACCGATGCTTTCTCTGCTTGATGTGTTTTCCGATGATGAGGTCCGCAGCTTTGTGGATTCGGTGAAAGCTGAATACTCCGATGTGACCTTCTCTGTGGAGCGCAAAATCGACGGTCTGAGCTTGTCTCTTGTCTACGAACGTTCTGACGATGGTCTTGCCTATCTGACCCAGGCTTCGACGCGCGGTGACGGCCATGTCGGTGAGGATGTGACCGCCAATGTCGCAGCCCTCACTTGCCTGCCTCGCAGCATCGAGCTGCCCAAGGGTATCGGCAAAATCGAACTCCGTGGCGAGTGCTATATGTCGGAAAAGGACTTTGAAGCAGCCAATGCAAAGCAGGCGGAAGCAGGGAAGAAGTTCTTTGCGAATCCCCGCAACTGCGCTGCTGGCTCTCTGCGTCAGGCTGACCCGTCTATTGCACGGGAACGCAATCTGCAGGTGTTCGTTTTCAATGTTCAGAGCGTCAACAATGGTGATGCAGCACAGTTCAGCCCGTATCATTGTGACCAGCTGAACTATCTGCGTGACATCTGCGGTTTTAAGACCACCTATTACGCTCATTGCAATGACATTGATAGCATCTTGGCAGCCATTCACGACATTGAGGAAAAACGCTATGATATCGATTACCCGATTGACGGCGCAGTCATCAAAGTCGATGAACTGAGCATTCGCCAGAAGATGGGCGAGCGCACCAAAACCCCGAAATGGGCTATTGCATACAAGTATCCCGCAGAGGAAAAAGGAACTGTCTTGCGCAACATCCAGCTGCAGACGGGTCGTACCGGCCGCGTCACTCCTGTCGCGGTCTTTGACCCTATCCAGCTTGCCGGAACCCGTGTGGAGCGTGCAACGCTCAACAACGCCAACTTCATCAAGACTTTGGATATCCGTATCGGTGACACGATTGTCCTGCATAAGTCTGGCGACATCATCCCGAAAATCACAATGGTGGAGTTGGAAAAGCGTCCTGCAGACGCTGTGCCTTATGACATGGCAAAGCAGGTCTGCCCCGTTTGCGGTGCGCCTATCGCACTGGTCAACGGTTCTGTGGACCTCTACTGCACCAATGACGCTTGCCCGGCAAAGACTGTGAATCGCGTTATCCACTTTGCCTCGAAGCCCTGCATGGACATCAAGGGACTTGGCCCTCAGATGATTCAGGACTTGGTTGACAGCCGGTTCATTGAGAACCCCGTTGACCTGTACTGGCTCTATGAGGAGGAAGGTGAACTGACCAACATGTATGGCGCGAAGATTGCCAAGAAGGTTCTTGCTGCCATCGAAAAGTCCAAGGAGCAGAATGCCGACCGCGTCCTCAAGGGCCTTGGCTACCGTCTCATCGGCGGTCATGTTGCTCGTGCGCTGTTTACTCAATGCAAGGCTACGAACGGCAACCTTCTGACACTGTCCACGCTCAATGTAGATACCATCAAGGAGTACAACATTCCCGGCTTTTCTGATGCTATCTATGCTGCGCTCGATGCGATGCTTTCCAGCGCTGAGTTCAAGCAGGAAGTCAATACCTTGCATGATGCCGGTGTCAATCTTGACTACCATGCTCCGGCAGGTGCCAATGATGAGTCTGCGCCGCTCGCTGGCAAGACATTCGCTATTACCGGTACACTGCCTTCCATGAGCCGCGATGAAGCCAAGACTTATATCGAAGCGCATGGCGGCAAAGTCTCCGGAAGTGTCTCCAAGAAGACGAGCTATCTCGTTGCCGGTGAAGCTGCCGGTTCCAAGCTGGATAAGGCAAATTCGCTGGGCGTGCCCGTTCTGAGTGAGGACGACCTCAAGGCCATGTGCCAGTAAGGAGGTCTTGTGGTATGTATGACTTCGACCGCATCGTAAAAGCTGCGGAGTCCTGTGACTTTCACGACGCATTTGCCTCTGACATCAAACGCTGTGAAAATGCTCTTGGCATGGGTGGCCTCATGGCAATCAATGCTGAATGTTGGCTTGATGTCTTGAGCGCCATGCCGGATACCGAAATTGCAGAGTATGTCCAAACTAAGTATAAGCCCGGTCTCTTGAATCCGTTTAAGGGAACGTCCTTGTACATCAAATCTTAACCTCTTGCCGCTTGCCCTTCACAGGGTGAGCGGCTTTTGCTAATATGTGCGAATCGCGTACACTAAAATAATAGAAAGAAGGCATCAATAATGAAATCACATGAAGCTCCTGTTACCGAAAGCATGCAACAATGTATCGACTATATCAAGCAGAATGAAGATGAAATCGCAGAATATGTGAATTCGCTTTTTCTTGCTCAGAAGGATGTAATTAGAGAGCAGCTTTTGGAGAGTTTGGCAGCAATGCTGAACCCCATTCCCACTCATTATGAATGGCGCAGCAATGATTGCCCGTATGATTATTCTGGTGAATTGTACGAAGATGGAAAGGTATCTTTGGAGCAGACTGTTAGTGAATTTCTCGAGAGCGAATATACTGGTGCAAGCCGCGCAACCTATGTATCTCACTATGGTCTATCATATAACACATATGGGGATAGTCTCTCGGACGACGCCCTTGAGATTGGCTGCTCCATTATGACCGATGGAATTAAAGATTTCGTACAGAGGAATGCAGGGATTCCGTGTGAACGATTCTCCCGTGAAGAATTTTTCGACATCAAAACCGAATGTAACGAATTTGACCCGATATACGACGAATGCCGCGCCAGCGATTTCTTTTGGGCTACTGCCGCTGTAGAATTTGCAGGCATTGACAAAATGACTTTGAAAGAAGTTCTCGCCGCAGTATAAATTGTCACGAAAGCCGTTCACCGTTTGGTGGACGGCTTTTTCTTTTTGACATTTTTTGCGATTTCCCGATAATAGTGGAAACACCCAAAACAACGTGGAAACGTGACGATGCCTTGGCTAGTATCACCTCAAACTATACGGTGAAAGCAAATCTGACTCCAGGTGATTGGAGTGGTACAGTATCTTTTGTTTGCTCTGTATCGGAGAACTAAACACAATGTTGCACGACTTTGCACGATGTTGTAACATTCTAAAAAGCCACTAACACGTGTGCAAACTTTTTTCAAAAAAGTTTATACAGCTTCTTGACGGCGTGTGCGACACCCATAAAATAGATAATGTAACAGAGATATCATTGATTTGCCATAGTTCATATACCTCCTGGAAGAAGGACAGATGCCCATATTGGGTTTCTGTCCTTTTTCTTTTTGAGGATTCCCGCAGACTTTCTGCGTTTTATATAGATTTATCCCACGGAATGTGGACTTCTGACAGCCGAAGAAAAGGCTGATTACATAGAATTGTCATGCTAATCAGCATGGCACGTATACACTGCGTCAATGTGTTTATATAAATGTTCCTGCACGCGAACGCCGCGTTAAGAGCGTATTTATATATACCGTATAACAATTACAAACCTTTAAGGAGGACATTATCATGATTCGAAACATAATTTAGCGAGTAGACACCATTATCAGCAACCACGAAACCAAAGCTAAGCAATTTGCAGTTAGCTATGGTTCATTCGTTCACGGTCTAATTAAGACCTAGCTGAGCAAAGATGGTGTGATACTCGCGCTCCTGCTGGAGCAAGTGAAACTGACCGATGCCGCGAAATTTCTGCTGCTTTTGGCAGTAGTATCAATCGCTGGCGCATTTCTTGTCAAGAAAGTCTTCAAAAATTACAGCCACATCAAAGGATTGGCCGAAGACTTTCTGAAATCAGCTGACGTTTTCGGAGCTGTCAAAGAAGCGATTTCTGATATCGCCAGCGGCTCCTGCAAAACAAACAACAAAAAAGAATAATAACATCCCCGATATATGGGGCTCACATTGCTGTGGAGATAAATTCGAGAGCAGCACGGCAGCCCCACGTTACGGGGTTATATTATGGCTAAGAAGAATAACAACGTCACTTTCAACGTCGGCATCACCAACCATTACTTTGACGCTATTTCGCGCCAGAAGTTACCCATGAGCGATGCCGCTTGTGAGCCGGTTGATAATGCCATCTCTAATTGCAAAGATGCCATTAACATCTTGGTCGCGATTGTGAAAGGCCATGCCAAAAACCTAATCGGTGTGGTTATTGCCGACTGGGGCAATGGTATGTCTAAGGAAAAGCTGCCGGAAAACCTACAGTTTGGCAACGGCCACAGCAATGAGGGCCCGCTGTGCATCCATGGCGTTGGCCTGAATAATTTCATTTTGGTTGCCACCCGCAACAAGTATCCCTGGTTCATCGCTTCCAAGCAGCCTGGAGAGGACAGCTATCACCGCGTTGACGGCCCGTTCGCCACGACCATGACGATGTCCGAGCAGGAAGAGATTCCTATGGCAGATGTCGTTATGCGTGAGCAGTTTAAGGCTCTTGGCGCTCCTTCTACCATCATCTATGTGGAGATGGACAAGGCTACCGCCAGCACCATGCTGACCAAGAACGGCAGCTGCGCTGAGAGCCGGGTCACCAGCCTGAACGTGCTGCGTACCTGCCTGGCTGAGCACTTTGGTGTCAAGTACCGCAATTACTTGGCACCTGACGCTACCGGCGTTGCTCCCGCCCGTATCCTGATTCCTGATTTCCATATGGCGAATGGCAAGACGTGCGATGTGCTCGTCAAGCCCATTTTCCAGCCGTATAAGGAGAAGCAGAAGGAAAAGAACTTCACTGTTGACTATGATGGGTACGAGATTCCTGTCAAGGTTGAGTGTGGTCAGCTGGATACGGATGCGACCAAAGGTGTTGTTACTGGTGGCTATGACTTGAAGCATTTCTACCAGAACAACATGCTTACGCAAGGCTTGGATATCCAGCTCGGCGAGCGTGTTATCGCCACCGCTCAGTTTGATACCATCTGGGACAAGGCTCGTCACCCGGCCTTCAACGCTTTCACCGGCGTTGTTGCTGTTGATATTTCCGGTCTGCCGCGTGGGTTCTTGAATACCCTCGCCAACAAGTCGGATATCGACCTGAGCGACAAGGGATGGCGTAAAATTTTCGACGCTATTGCCGAAAATGTGAAGCCTCTCGAAAGCGAGCCTCTCACTCTTGAGAAATATGCGCAGGATTTTGCAAATCGGCTGGTTGCAGACACCGGGAATGAAGTTGAACTCCAGTTCCCTCTGTACGCAAACCGGACTCGTATCGACGTTCTGGAACATATCGACGAGTCCCACTGCAAGATTTATGACTTCATGAGCGGCGTTGCTACTTTGAAGTCTGTAACCGAGCTGCGGACTCATTGGGATGGCATGGTTGCACAGGGCATTCAGCCTGTTTCGGCTGTGATGTTCTGCAATAAGCGCGGTCCTATGCTCAAACATACCTGCGACGAGATGAACACTCTCGTGCAGGCTATGAATGACGAGGACTTCTACATGACCCTCGAAGCTGCTGGTGGTGATGCATCTAAGATGCCGCACTACAACTTCGATGTTATTCTTGACCAGAGTATCCCCGTGAAGAAATAACATCACTTGCCGTCATCCGAAAGGGTGGCGGCATTTTTTTGTTGAGCTATTGCTTAAACATCAAGATTCCTCATGTGGGGTGTAGCGTTTTGTACCGATATATGCTATAATTGGCACAAAAAGGAGGAACCGACATGGCAGAAAATAATAACAACGGTGGCAAAAACACTAATATCATCACCAAAATTAACGATACCATTTCCAAAGTCCTGGGCGATTTCCCGCCCGTTGTTCAGACAATCGCAAAAATCGTTGTCTTCGGTGGGCTCATCCTGCTTATCGCCAAAGCCATCGGCTATATTTTCCCGGTTATTGTGAACGTTCTTTTCAACCTCTTAGTCAAAATCGTTGGCTTCTGCATTCTGGCAGCCTTTCTTTACGGCTGCTGGTACGAGGTAAAACTGCAAATGACTCGCGATGAAAACTCCTTCCTACTGAATGAACGACTCAAGTATCAGAAAAAAGAATACGAGGAACGTGAGCACAGAAGACAAGAACGAGATAACAGACGATAATACATAATCATACATAGGCTGTCCAGCTTCGGTTGGGCAGCTTTTTTTATTTTCCTGTTGCAGGCTCTTGCGAATCGTATACCATAAAAAGTATGAAAGGAGTTTATCATGAAAACACTTGAATCCTTTTTTAGCAGAACTGCACAGTTTGGCTTGCTCATTTATCTGACCGGCTGCTTTGGCCTGTTGATTGTTTTAGGCGCTGCAGTCGCAAAATGGCTTAAACTCATCGACGTAATTCAATATATTGCCTTTGCTTTTGGACTTGGACTCCTCACTTTGCTTATCGGCGTGGTGGGTCTCTCACTCCTCGGCATTAGGCAAAACCGCAAACATAAGGAGGTAAAACGCGCATGAGTAAAAAGATTATCAATATCACCGCAGCTGCCATGGCACTCGCCGTGACACTTTCCGGCTGCGCCACAGCTGTGGTTCAGGAACGGAAAGACCAGGCAGCCGCAGCAGCAAGCGCAGAAGCAGCACAGGCTGCCGTCACAGCAACACCGGAACCGACAGCAGAACCGACCCCGGAACCCATCAATGCCTGGTCTTTGTTGTCGAATCTCCCGGATTTCACGCCCGGCACGCTGGACAATCCTGACACTACCTGGCCGGACGGTATTCCGATGGGGCAGAGTCCTCTGTCTTACGATGACGGCAGCAAGTTCTATTCGCTGCGCAGCGTTGATACCGGCAAGACACTGGATATCACGGACGTTGCATTACAGGATGTACGGGATTTGCCTGTAAAGGGATATCTGAAATTGAACGAACTTGAAAACGGTGATACAGTCATTGGTGAAATCAATGCAGAATCCACAGGCGAAGGCGTAGAAAAGGAAATCAGTGATTTTTCCATTCACACTGCCAGCAAGGATGACGGCTGTGACTATTATCCGATTGGATATAACGGCGGTTCACTGACCTTGATGCTGGACGGTCGTGCAGCCAATGATGATGGCATCAATATCGGCGATGCGTTCCTTGACGGCCTCTATTATTCGTCTGTCACTCCGGACAAATTCGACGGCTATCCGACCGACGGAGAGCCGGAGGAACAGTTCAACTTCCTGTATGGTTTGTTTGGCAATCCGTCCGGTCTCTACTGGACAAACAACGATTCTGTCGCTTTCAATTCCAGCAAGCAGTATCGTACCTTTGAAGATTTCCGAGATGCAGATTATGATGTTGAAATTGGCGGCAAGAACTTCTATCTGGTTTGGAACTATGACGGGTATAGTGTTGTTGCGGCGTGCAACGATACCTTTGACAGCGCTAATGTGAAGGGCACCACGATTCAGGATATCTACTTGTTCCCGAACATGACAGAAACCAAGTACCTAGTCGAAAATTCCGGCAGCCTGATTAGCGGTTATCTGGGTTATGGTGAAGTTCCCGTCATCTTGACTGGTACATACGCATCAGTCAACAGTGATTCGACTGTCGAACAGGATACAAGCGCAGAAGAAAACACCGACGCTGAATCTGGTGACAATTCCACGGCGGACGAAAACGCTGAGTCCAGTTCCGATGATAACAGCAACAGTTCGGAAAATTCCGATTCTTAATTCTAAAAAATAGTTATTGCGTATTCGTGCGAAACGCATACAATAAAAATTGTATGATAGATAACAGCACACATACGCTATAATTTCACAATTCTGAGAAGCAGACTATCCGTTTGGAGGTCTGCTTTTTTTGTTGGAATTTTACGGTGCTTTGCTGACGTTTATCGTAACTAAACACTACAAGGAGAAAGAAAAATGACCGTAACAAACACTGTAACAGAAACAGAACACTTAACTCCCCTGCGTTCCGCTGTAGAGCACATCAACTGGAATACTTTGTACCAGCAGAAAATGGCTCTCGAAGAAGTTTCTGACATGCTCTATGCCAAGAGAAAAGAGGATGACACGTTTGGCAAGGCTTCCGCCTGGCTCGAAAGCGTCATTGCACTCATGGAACGTTTGGGGAATGCAGCAGAAGAGGAAGGAAAGTTTGATTATCCCGAGCGGGACGAAAACGATGAACATCTGGATAACAGGTTCAATCATGTGTTGAATCAGTACCCGGATGTGGATATCTGACCAGTTCATATCAGGAGGACAATGATGCGGATTAACAGCAGTTGTGTGCTTCACAGCACCACGAGTCTCAACGCAAGAGTTCTTCCGCTCATTGGACGGGTCGGAACTCTTGAGCTGTCAAGTGGGCAGCCACTCGTATTCAAAACAACAACACCAAAGCAGCAAGACGTCCTGCGTACCAGCACAGTAAAAGCTATTGGCTTTGCAGGAAGCAGAATTTTTGTCAAAACCGAAAGAGGAACCCAATACACATTTGAATTCCAATAACACCCAAGCGGCCACTAATCTCATTTTTTTATAGATTGGCGGCCGCTATTTTTTTATCAATTTGAAAGGAAGTTTTTATCATGAATTTCATCAATGCCGCCACCAAGAAAGAACGCACCCATGTAGAAGAAATTATCAAGTCTCAGCCTGTTATGCCTCATGAAGGCATAACTGCCACTGAGATTGGTATTTGCGGCAAGCAGAATCTTTTCATGGACGTTTATCGCCCGGATAACGATGCCGAAAAGCATCCGATTATCATCGATATCCACGGCGGCGGCTTGATTGCTGGCCGGAAAGAACAGAATCAAAACCTGGCAACCTGGTTTGCCAAAGAAGGGTATCTCACCTTTGTTCCGGATTACCGTCTGGTTCCTGAAACCAATGTTTTCGGTCAAATCACCGATGTCATCAATGCGTTTGCTACTGTAGCTGAACGCGCTGAAGACTTCGGTGGTGACTTGAATCAGGTCTTTGTAGTAGCCGACAGCGCTGGCGCATTCCTTGCCTGCATGGCAAGCTCTATTCTCCGCTATCCTGTCAAGATGCAGCCGGTAGAGGACGAACTGGAAGAGAACGTACCCGAGGCAGCCAAGAAGCTCGTCATCAACGCGATGGGCCTGCAGAGCGGTATGTATTACATCTACAAGGGCCAGGTAGGTTTGCTTCAGAACTACTATATGTCTAAGGGCTGGAAGAATCACAGTTATGCTGAGTTCATCAAGCCTGAAACCTATTCCAAACTCATCCCCCCGTGCTATATCTGCACCGGGAAAAAGGACTTTCTCAAGAAACAGACTTTTGGGTTTAAGAAATGCCTCGAAAACGAGCGCGTTCACCACGACTATGGTTTTGTTTCCAAGAGAGAAACGGTCCATGCTTTTGCAGCACTGTATCCTGAATCCGAATCCGCAGCCGGTGTGAACCGCGAGATGATTCGGTTCTTCGACAGTTTCAAAAAATAATAAAACCAAAAAAACAAATAACAAGGAGGCATTTCATAATGACTCACAATGAGTTGGTTCATGACCTCTGCACTCAAGATTCGATTGTGGTGCAGAACTTTGCTGAGCTGATGCGGTTTGTGCTCGACGGCAAAGCGGAAGTTATCTACGACGGTTGGATTAACGTCTATGTTCCTATCTGGTTTGATGCTGATATGGCATTTGGCCTTGATTTGAACTCAGAAGAAAATGCAGATTGGATTAACATGTACATTGACTGGCATCCGGACGATACCATTCATGCCTATGTATCTTACTGCAACAGTTCTACTGACGACCCCGACTTTACTCTTGAAGTCATCATGAGCCCTCACCACCGGGAATTGTTCAATGCGTATTTCAAAGAACAGTTTAAGGCGGTTTATCAAATGAGTGTTAAAGAGGCGTGGGCCAAATATGGTGCAGCATAACAATAAGGAGATAAAACTATGGCACGGAAAGAAATCAAAATTTTCATGGATTCCAAGGAAGTATCCAACTTCCTGAAAGTCATTGACTGGTCCTGGCTGTTCACCTTCCTCAGTGAACGCTACAACGTCTCGCTGAGCCCCCGCAAAGAACTGAAAGAGCTGCACAATGGTGCAGCAATCATCAAAGTCGAATGGCCTGATGAATTGATTGAAAAGTGCGGGATGATGGCTGATGTATTTTCGTCGGTCAAGCTTGCCACGTTTGATTCGTGTTTCAAGCAAGTCGTGGAATACGATGAAGATAAATTCAATGAAGAACGTGAAGCATGGTTTTCCCATCCGACAAAGATATTCAGCTATCTTGATTGTGATGGCACCGTCAAGGAACGCACTCTTGCGCTGAACATTTCCCTTCGTTATACGCTGTATGACGGAGGCTATAATTTCGCAACACTGCTCTATGCGGTTTATTCCGACGTGAACGGCTGGACTGTACAGATGAAAAAGGAGTAATAGCAATGGTTGAAATGGCATTTAAGGTAAATCCCGGCACCACTTTCTACAAAAATTATTTCGCGACAAAGGAGGAAAAAGCGCATTTCATTGAGATTGCAAAGCAGTTCTTCGACAAATATTTCCCTGATGAGAAGCTTTCGTATGTTTTGAATGACCGACTGACTGTTGATTTGAAGCCGGAACTGCTCGCCAAATACGAGTCCCAGGTTATGAAACGCCGTGACGCTCACGGGTTTGTTGTCTTCAAGCAGCGTTCGCCCATGAACTGCCTGTGGGAAGATGAGGTCTGTAAGAACGTGAACGGCAAGAAATTCCTTGCCAACCAGTTCTGGTGGGCCGCCTTCAACGGTTCTGGCCGCATCACTACGGAGCTGTGGGATGATGAGCAGGGAAATATCTACGGATATTATTCCTGCGAATATGCAACTCGCAGCACCAAGGTTCCAGACACCGTTACGCAGATTAAGCTGAGTGAATATCACGCGGCTCGCGAAGCATACACGGAAGCCAAAGAAGCAACTGCTGACGCCGCTGCTACAGCTTGACGCTGCTTGCGATGCCGGTAAAATTGTGAATGTACGATAGATAACATCTGCGCATTTCAGCGCTCGTACAATTCACAAACTGATACAACTAGGCAGACTCATCACCACGATGGGCCTGCCTTTTTTGTTTACAGAAAAAGGAGAAAAAATATGAACACAAAACGAATCAAAGAATTGGCTGCACTGACCGATGGTGAACTTGCAAGGAAACTTCTCATCCAAGAGTTTGGCAATGACTCTGAAGCCCATTGGGGAAACAACGCACACGATGAACGTGTGATGGTTACTATCAGCCCAGACGGAATCGCTCAAAGAACCTGGGAAGCCGACCATTGGGTTCGACTTGACGAATTCGACAAAGACGGTTTCTATGCCCGTGAGATTTACGAGGGAAAATGGGTCGATGAGCCATTGCCCAAAAACGTCATTGCACGAAATGTCACAATTGCTGCACCGAAACCTATTCAGCAGGAATCCAAAGACACTGAAATTCTTCGAGCGGCACAAGTCCTGTGCAAGCAGCTGACCGGAGATGACACCTTTGGATGGAATCCTGAGCTTCTTGCACAGATTGCGGATTGCACGGCAGCTTTGCTTGCCACCAACGGAATCAGCTCTCATTTTCCGAGCGCCAATACTGAACCCATCTGCTCTTGGGAAAAGCCGGTCGTCGAATATCAGCGTCCGGATTACGCCCTGGAGTATGGTACTAACTACTAAAACGAGGAGGATATCATGGCAAAAAACTATTTTGGTGTCGTTCTGACCACCAAGGAACACGATAAATATCGTCTTGTAGTATACCGCTACAAGGACCCTGGCATCCTTAATACCTGCCCGATGTGTCAGCTGCTTCGGGCCATTCGCAAATTCCAGCAGGAATACGCTGAAATTCACCGCGAACATTGCAGCCGTATCCCGCCTCGCAAGTGGTACGAGCTTGGCAGAGTAATGCCGAGTATCGTTCTGCGGAAATACGGCCTGGAAAAGCATTACGAGATGTCATTTGAGCCGAGTCGCGTGCCTCCAGCTTCTGCGCTGAAGCTCATCCATGGTGCGACCGCTTCTAACTGGAAGCAGTACATCTGGTATGTCGATGGGGACGTGACGATGCTTGGCTAAAGACCATTGCACATTCGTGCGAGACCCATACAATTAGAATTGTACGATAGATACCAGCAATTGAAAAGGTGCTTTGCCTTTCGTACAATTCACATTTCGCTTGAAGGCGGACTTCCAATATCTGGA